TATGATAGGAATAAATCTCTCACCACTAAAAAATGAAAGAGGTCCTGGCAGTTCAATATGATTAAACTTCTTAAAACAATATGCCACTATAAGTCCTACTATAATACCTATAAAGGCATTACTTGTATCATGAAATGCAAGTGCAACCTTGCTGATATGAAGACCTGATATAAGTGAAATACCTTCGGGTGATAATATTTTAGTAATCATCAGATAGTTGATGACAGCTGCAAGAGATAGCGTTGTATTCTTCTTATCTGTCATTCCTATAGCAACTGCAATCGCAAATAGTATAGGAAGATTATCAATCACGACGCCACCTGATAATATCAAAAAAGCAGCAAACGGATTATTCACTCCCCATCCCAAAGGGTCAATCCAGTAGCCAACACCTTTTAGTAATGCAGCCAGTGGCATAATGGTCACCGGAAGCATCAGGGATTTCCCTAATTTCTGTAAAAAGTTCAACTCAATCCCCCTCTTCTGTAGTGTATCTACTATTATTATACATTTATTTCTCCCACAACTGTAAAAAATCACATTACTTAAAACATTTTGTTTCTTAAGAAGAAATGAAGAAATACAATAATCATAAAAAAAAGTGTTATATTTTCATAGCGTGGTAATTATACCATTTTTATACCATTATGTAACCCTTTACGCTCATTTTTTGTATTTAATTAATGTCATATTAAAAAAAGGAAGATTTCTCTTCCTCTAGTCTTTCATGAATTTATACGTACATACACCAATCAACGCACCAATAAGTGTAACAATCATGGCAAAGATCAGCATACTTGTTAAACCCAATGTATCCTGTAAAACACCACCTAAATAATTTCCTAAGCAGAACCCAAAACCATTAGCCATCATTGTAATAAGTGTCTGTCCTGCCATCTGATCTGCTTCAGACAAGACATCATTACAATAATATGTATAAGTAGCAAAAAGCAATCCATAAGAACACCCCTGGAATACCATACCTATTAATAAGACAAATAGGCTAGGTGCTAAAGCAATCAGAAAGTTTCTAAAGATATACATAATGAGACCAAAGACAATAAGCTTCTCAGGTCCAAATCTTTTCTTTAAGCGATAAGTCATTGTCATGAATGGTGTTTCACTTGCTGCCATAAAGAATATGGCGATACCATAGAACGATGAATCCCCACCTAGCTTCTTAACTATATTAATTAAGTAAGTAGATAAAGAAGTGGCACCTGCAATCGCAAATCCAAACCCTAATAGAAAGAAGAAGAACTTCTTATATTTAGTAATTAAGCCAAATGGATTGGCTGGTTTTTCTGTTGATTCATTCTTAATAGTAGAGTGTGGGAGAATCAACAAATTAATGATAAATAGAATACTTGAAACAATAAAGACAATATAAATAACAGATGGTTCTAACCATTCTACTAAATATCCCATTAAAAAGGCACTTGATGCATACGAGAATGACCCAAGTCCTCTTGCAAGCCCGAAGTTGATATCTTTACCCATTTTTACATAATCCATTGCGAATTGTGATAAGAATGGAACAACACAAGTACTCAAGAATAATAATGCGATATAAAGTACCATAACAATGACTTTAGGGAGTGTAACAAAGTAGAGGGCACTAAATGATGCAAATAATATAGCATAGATTCCTAAGATGACATTGTGGGGAGTCAGCTTTTCAAATTGATTCGGTAAGTTAGAGATATTTGCGGAAAGCAAAAGCATCATGATACTTCCCAGAGCAGTCACTATCCCTATTTCTGTATTCGTTAATCCCTTATATTGTAAGAAGATGGCTACATAGCCAAAAATCGTACAGTTAGTGATCCAATATAAGAACTGGATACAATTGTATTTCATTTGTAGGTGTTTCATACTTTTCCTCCTGATAACCTACGCCATTATATCTAAATTAGTTATGCGGTTACAAGGATTTTCAGAAAAAGAAAAATTAAGTATTAGACATCATGTAATCAAAAAGACATGACTCTTAAGAATCATGTCTGAATATTCAAACAAAGTGCCCCGGTTCTAGGAACCAGCATGCTCTACATGACTAGTTATAGAACATGCTTCAGGGCAGTTTGCTGTGTCCGCTCTCTAGACACAAGTCTATTTTAAAAAACATTTTTTCACTCGTCAATACCCTTTTGTAAATTTCTTTTAATATGTAATAGAATTATAGTTATTTATGAATTTAACAATTCAAAAAATGGCATTATTTCACATTTTCATGAGCAAAAAAGTTCTATTTTTGTTATTTTCCTAAGTGTATTAATTATCTCAATATGAAAATACATTATAATTTAACAACATGTGTAAAGATATTTATTTTGTAAATGATTACATATAATTAGATGAGATTCAGACTCTCTCTGACGTTTTCAAAGCATGAAACAAAAATGTACGTAAACAAAGAAAAAAATGACCCTTGTTACTGATTTGTTACTAGTTTAGTACCTACATAGTGGCGCATCATATATTTATAACGCTCATTCTAACACTCATTTAACGCTCACTTATGATTCTGATTTTATGGCTTAATAAGCCATTTTTTTATTTTCTGATAAGTTCTAACACTCAAAATGAGTGTTAGAAAAGGATATCATTAATTATTATATAAAATTCATGTATATTATCAATATAACGCTTTACATATACGTCCGTATATGGTATAATATATATGTAAGGAGGTGATAGAAATGAGCAAAAAGAAAAAAGCTAGAAATCAAAAAATCTGTTTAGCCGACAAGATAATGATTTTTCTAGCTTTGATTCAAATAGTGCTAACTATCATTAGTATAGTACTATAATTAAGGAGTGGGCTTCGGCCCTTCCTTAATTCCATTATATATCTAAATGTAAAGGAGTCAATGTTTATGACAGAAAAAGGAAAAATGATTGTTATCGTATTACTTTCAATTAACATCATTCTCACATTAATATCAATACTAATCAAATAAAGGAGTTGTTATCATGGGTGATAAATATAAGGCACAAAAAAAATATGCAAAAGCCAATATTAAAAAACTCAGTTGTTCATATCCTAGCGAATTTGTAGAAGAATTTAGAGATGCTTGCAATAAATTAGGAATCAAACAATCTGAAGTTATAAGAAAAACAATGGAAGCAGTTATTGAAAACGCAAAAAAAGACCAGAGCAATTAAGCCTGGTCTTTTCTTATGCTTTAAATTGTTGTGTAGTCGAGATTTAGTCGAAATTAAGTCGAGTTTAGTCAACATCTTTATGAATAACCTCATAATAAAACTTAAATTAGACTTTTTTCAAATATCTTTTAGCAACCCATCCACTAGGAATCTTTGCCCAATCTCCATCGAATTGAGATACAGTGACACGAGTACCGTAATTAAGACATCCGTCCTTATCGTAATCGTGAGCCTTAGCGTTCTTAGTTAATTCCTCATATGTCTTTCTTCTACAGTTAGCCCCTGGTCCTGTTCTGACGCTTAAATCACTAGCAGTAATCATATAAGTACCTAAAGCATTAGATGCATTGCTCTGTGGCTTAGGTGTAGGAGTTTCAACGTGTTCATTAACACTCTTATTTAAGATACCCTCTACAATTGCCTTTGCGCACTTGTCAGCGTTCCATTTCACTTTATCAATAGCGTTGTCAACAAAGCAGCACTCAACAAGTAGTGCTGGAGAATTAGTCTTTCTCAACACATATAACTTAGTAGATGTTTTAACACCTCTGTTTCTAATGCCTAGAGTGTTAGAAATATTCTTGACGATTCTTTCAGCTTCATCTTTGGCTTTTGAGTTGTCGCTATAGACATATACCTCTGTACCTGTTCCGCCTCCAGCGTTGAGATGAATAGAGACATCTAAGTCAACCTTATGATCATTACACTTATTTACAATTGCTTTTAAGTTAGAATTCTGGTCTTTTCCATTATCATCAGTACAGTCATATACTGTATGTCCGTTTGCTCTTAGCAACTCAATGACTTTATTTTTAACTTTTCTGTCTTCATTGACTTCGTCTAATAATCCACTTGCTCCACGACATTTTAAGCTATGTCCACCATGTACGTTAAAATTCATACTTTATACCTTCTTTCTTATAATTCAATTCCTTCGATTTCCGCTCTAATCTTAAGAGTGCGAATATAATTTCCTAAATGCTTCTTTTGCTCCTTGAGTAACTCAAGCGAACATCTAGGAATGACTGTCAAAGTACGTGCTTCGTATTTGACAGTCATATCATCTAACTTGTCATATCTGATTTTAGCCTGCCAGTATTCCGCTTTGAATCTGTCCTTATAATCAGAACTATTCATAAGTTCTACAGTGTCTTGTAATTCCATTGGTTAGTCCTCCATCTTAATACATCTGTTTTCTAATTTTTGATAAGCGTCAAAGTATAATTCTTTTTTATCTCCATTATAAGTGCACTCGAAGTACATGCCATCAAGAAGTGTAGTTGATAGTAGTGCCTTATTGTTCTGAAGTGTCTTGCATACCCACACTACATAGATATCGAAATCCTGTGGATCTTCTAGATGTTCTTTTGTATATCTTCTTACTTCTTCAACTGCAATCTTTAGAAATTCGTCATTACCCATTGTTATTCTCCTTGTTGATAGCGTTTTCTGCTACTTCTAAGCCTTTAGTTAAAACAGATGGTACATTGTCTCCGGCTTCCACAAAATTCTCAATGATGCTTCTTAATTCATTGATAATGAGAGATGCCAATGTAAACCATCCCACATAAGTTGTGATAGTCAAATCGATATTAATTGTTTGTCCAATCTCGATGAAAATCGCTGATGCGAGAAAAGCAACGAGTACCATTAACCAGTACCCTAACTTTTTCCATACACCACGCACTCCCTTGACGCTGTTGTCTTTTCCTGTTAGTCGTGATTTTCTAACTCCTGTGATGTAGTCGATAATATTCAAGACTAAAAAACCAATAAATAAAAACCAGTGCGTACCTAATGCAGCGGTTAACACTGCTACAATAGTGCCCCCTACTGCATTAAGAGTGTCCATATATTTTAGCGATGTGTCGTATAATTTCATTTTATTACCTCTTTATTTACATATTTTCTGCAATGATCCATGCATCTAGCTGAATCTGAGTGATGTTCGAATAACTCTGATAATTGTTGTGAGCAGAGTTACACTGCTTGATCTGCATATATAGCTCATTGCTGTTGTTTACATTGAATTTGACAGGAACGTCAAAGAATCCACCGTTCGCATAAATTATTGCGTTCGCATCCGTATATCCCATATTAGGTGCCCTCCAGGGGAACGCATCACCAATGTGAGGACTATATAATTTAAAACCATTTGCTCCGTTGGAGTTAAGATTCTTGACGGCTGTGTCAAACATCAATCTATAAATATTTATATCTCCAAATGATTGACCCCAGATAGTACCAGTGAATGTTCCACCATTCATTTTGACACTCAATTGACGTTTTTCTTGCATGCTGCTTCCTGTTCCCATGAGATATCCTTTTAGATATTCAGCTATACAGTCCAATCCCCACGAATTAGGGTGGATCCCATCAGAACTCATTGTGTCTCTTAAAGACAGAATATTTTCAGCACCAGGAACTATCATATAAGGTTTATCAAAATATGCCGGAATTGTTTTATAAATAGGCATCAATTTATATTTTAGTGCAAACTGATTGTTTCTGTCTTTAAATGCAACCCCAAAAGGCGCGAAATGAACCACCGCATTTGGATATGTACTCTGTACATATGAAATCAATGTATTGATATTGGATTTAACAGTATCGGCCTTATCACAATATGCAAGTTCGTTATACCCTCCGCCAATCAACACATCTGTTACCATCTTTTTATTACCTACCTGAGACTCTACACTTTTAAGAAGAGTCAGATAGTTATTGGATGGATTAGAAAAGGATGCACCACCTTTATGATTGATATAGATGTTGTCTGCAGAGAAGTGACAATTAACTAACTTATTCTTAAGTCTGTCGCACCAACCTGTATAACTTCCATCAGGTGTATAACCGTCTCCATAACTGTCACCAATGAAAATCAGTTTTCTTTTGCTTCTGTTTTCTAGATTCATCTTAGTTCCTACCACCCTTTTTCCATCTCCCGAATAGGCAATCAACCCTTCTTCAATGTTATCATCAGTTACTGTACTGTCTGATATATCAATCAATGTCTTGCCGTTATATATGACTTTGTTGATGCTCATATAACCACTCCTATGCGATTGTTACTGTAGTTCCGCCGGCAGAGTTCTCACTTTCTGCGTATGGAATCGGATTAACAGTAACCTGTGATAAATAGTTATATCCTGCATCAGGCATGATTGTCTGTGTAGCGGTGCTTGGTGTCACTGTCTTCTGCTGAGGTTTAGCACCTTCAGTTCCAGACATAGTACCTTTGATGCCTAGGATTGTTACGCCATCACGAATATTCGTAGGAATAAGTTTAGCCTGTTCAGCAGTAGCAATCTGAACTTTTCCAGACCCATCATGGAACCCCTGTGGGATTGTATATGACTGTGCCTTAGTGGTGATATTTCCAGTAACGGACCCATTGTTCTTCATCGTACCAGTTAACTTAGTACCTCTAGCGTATGCAGTCTTTCCAGCAAGCATTTCAGCGACTGCTACAGTCGCATCGCCAGAATCTACATCAAATGTACAAGTACCAGTGACTGTGGCACCTGTCTTATCATGAAATGTTAGATCCTTCAATACTTTATCTGCTGTAGCAGTGTCACCTGTCAAATCGATTAATGTCTTGCCACCATAGACGACCTTATTTATATGTTTAATTTCTGCCATGTTATAATTCCTTTCCTATGTATACTGTATTGCCCCCTTCATCGTTTGATGTCTCGAAGAAGGGTATTTTTTTAACCATTACATCTTTATTGAGAAGTTTATTTTTTGTCTTAAGCTGCTGAGCTATATCTTTAGGTGTTACTGTATAAGCACCAGTATAGATATCAGCATTCTTTATGCCCTGATAGTTTTTTATATCAAGTTTGAACTCTTCAGAACATATCTTCATATCAGCACGAAAAGACATATCTCTTATGACTAATCTAAGAGGTATGTCTTTTGACTTGAATTCTAGTTTAAGGCGCACATCAGATCACTCCATCTTTTAATATTCTTTCAACATATGTAGTGATGATATTAGATGCAACTGCTTCTCCATCAGCTGTAATCGCACGCAGCTGAATCTCAGCCTGATGTTTTTCTTTAAGCTTCAGAGTATCCTCCTGTGACAGATGCACTTCTATCTTGTCACCGCTTAGGTTGCTGCATTTTATCTGTCTATCAATAATAATTCTATTGTCTTGCATGATAGTGAAGTAGGCATACTGGAGAGTATTCACTTCAAATGGAAGTGTGCATATTAATGTGGCAGTAGTACCTCTAATCATAATTGCCTCCTATTTACCCAGATTCCTAGGAATAAGAACAAATCCAGTAATGTATGTACCCTTTGATACTGTTCTTTGATCTATTGAAATCAGTGCTAATTTATTAATAGGGCTACCACCCGGATAATATCTAATTGCTAAGCTATTATTTGAATAAGAAGCAACAGGCTCTAAAAAGTTACCTACGCCACTAATTAAATTAGGCAAATCTCCATCACCCGGAGAATATCCTGTTCCTGCAGAAAATCCGGTATCAACACTAAAAGAACCTCCATAAATTAAATACACATAATCATGATTATATCTGTATCGGAATGTGATGCCGTTAACAGTTCCTAAAGTTACAGTGCTAGACCATTTTCTACCTTCTTCTAATTCGCTAATTTTATCTTTAAGTGTTGCAAGTTCTGTTTCAATTCGCTCTTGTGATCCGGTCGAAGTAACATAGCCACAATACCACGAATCCCCTCTTGTATCATTCACGTCATTCTGTACTAGAGATGTAATTCCTTTGCGGACATGAATTATAGCAATAAAGAGCTGATAGATGGAATCAGTCCTTTTTGGAGAAAGCCATTTCCCATCAGTACCTCCCTTTACAACTTTCAAAGATACTTTTCTTTCGGATGCATTGAACTCTAGTGTAATTGCATCATATCTATCATAGGTGCCTTCAGAACTATCGATGTTAAGTGTCTTCTCTTCAGAAGAAGGGAAGAAAGCACCTCTAATAAAGGCATTTCCTGAGCTCACTGTAATCTGCATGCTGTTGTTAGCCTGTACATAAAAATCATCTGTTGAGCAGATGCCATCTGTAAATAGTTCGCCCAGCATTTTACGCCACGATGCTGCAGACATCTTTCTATCTCCATTCAGTGAGTCAAATGGATAGCCATATTCATCTGTAATTGTATCAGCCATTAAATATTATCACTCCAATCTATCGTTGACGGAAGAGGTGTTCCAAACGTAGGCACTGCCTTCATTACTCCATGCTCGTATACCTCATTAACCTCCGTCACTCTATCATTTGAGGTCATTCCCCAATATTCAAACCTATTTGTGACTATATCGCCAAGATCATAATCAGTAGGATAGTTATAATTCCCTCTGATCTTATCTTCCTTCTCTAATGTTTCAGCAAGCATATTGCTGTTAAGTGTTGTATTTCCTCTTTCAATGAGTGCATTCTTATAAGCAAGGTCGCTGATGTTTTCTTTTGATATATCAGACCCATTGATAAATATCTCTCTTCTTTCCAGTCCAGATACAGATGTACTGCCTGTTATCTCTATCTGTCTAGCTGAACCTTCACCTTGGCCACCAACATAGCACACATTTGCATATGTCTTTGAATTAGCACTATATGTCGCTTTTTCAATATCGCCGTTCTTCTGCGAGAAGATGACACGTGATATATCATACTGGCTATCGGATCTATCAACACCCTTGTATGTTTCGAATATCCATTTCTTTTCATCGAAGTCAGGCCTTAAACGAAAACCTATATCTGAAGCCTGAGAAAGCTTCTCTATGTACGTAAGTATATTTTTATAGGTTGCCTGATAAGTGATTTTTTCAGCATATCCATTATCAGGGCCTAACATAACTCCTGGAATCGCTGCCTTTGATACAAGTTCTCTCATAGAGGTTTCTACACGGCCATTAAAGTTGTATGTTCCCTTAATGATTCTTCTATAAAAATAAGATGATGCGAATCTTCCTTTGACGGTAATCTCTTTCTTCGATTTCTCATACGATATTGTAATACTCTCAATGATTCCGCATTCCTTCTTGCCCTTCAGATAGAAAAGATTCTCAAGTTTCAGCAGCTGCACATTATATGCAGTCACTGGAACATGTGCCTCAAATTCACCACATGAGTTATATTTGCGCATCCACTGGAGAGAGAAAACATTTTCAATCTGACCTAGAAAGTTCATATTTCCATCATAGATTCTTATGATCATAAATTAGGCCTCCACATAGTTTCTTTTAAATGAGATCGATACAGTCATATTCTCTGCCCCTGATTCTGCAGTATATCCTATATGATTAATTCCCGGCTGCAGTCTTATAAAGTCTGCAGATGTAGGAAGATACATATTTACTTCTTCTTTTTTTCTATCCTTTAAAAGATAGACATGACAATCATCTACAAGGGTTGTGATAATAAGCTTCTGACCGCTTTCTAATGTAAAATCCTTTTTGCCAGAAATGCCTACAGTCATGTGCTCCCCTGATTCCTGTATTGAAATCGAAGGGTTTAAGACACTTCCTATAGCCTCAATAGTAATGGTCATGCCAGTTTCAGAACCGTTCTGATTATCTATCTCTAGATTCTGTACTATTTCTATTCTTGATATTTCCTCCGTTGTGAACTCATGAGGAAACTCAAA